CAGGCTCTGTTCACCAAGAATGGTGCTAAACTTATTGAAGATACTACACTACAGAATGTACCAAAGCCCGTAAGGGAGTTAGTAGAGGATGAAGCAGAGGTTATCTTCAAGCCCAACTCAGGGCCGCAAACGGACTTTTTGGCAAGCCCTGAAAGGGATGTGTTTTATGGGGGCGCTGCTGGCGGCGGGAAGTCTTACGCTCTGCTTGCTGATCTTCTTCGCTACTGCAGCAATCCCAATCATCGCGCCCTTATTATTCGTCGCACACTGGACGAGCTTACAGAACTGGTTGACAAGAGTAAACAACTCTATCCAAAAGCTTTTCCCGGTGCCATCTTTCGGGAGTCGAAAGCGATGTGGCAGTTCCCGTCCGGGGCTACGGCATGGTTCTCCTACCTCGACAAGGACAAAGACGTAACACGCTACCAAGGACAAGCCTTTACTTGGATTGGCATTGACGAGATCACGCACTACCCGACACCCTACGTATGGGAGTATCTGCGTTCTAGGCTTCGTACTACTGATTCTGAAATTAATGCGTACATGCGCTGCACAGGAAACCCCGGAGGGGTAGGCGGATGGTGGGTCAAGAAGATGTACATCGACCCTGCACCACCTAACGCACCTTTTGCAGCTACTGATGTTGATACAGGTAACGCACTTTTGTGGCCTGACACAGCAACTAACGGTAAAGCAGGTCAACCGCTTTTTCTTCGTAAGTTCATTCCGGCGCGATTGACCGATAACCCCTACCTCGCTGAAACTGGTGAATATGAAGCCATGTTGAGGTCGCTCCCAGAAGTCGAACGAAGGCGGCTTCTAGAAGGGGATTGGGATGTCGCAGAGGGAGCGGCGTTCCCAGAGTTTTCCCGCAACATTCATGTTGTGGAAGCCTCACAGACACAGATACCCCACAACTGGTTGCGCGTCCGCGCAGCGGATTACGGGTATGCCGCCCCCTCATGTGTTCTGTGGGGCGCAGTTGATTGGGATGATACTCTGTGGATTTACAGGGAGTTCTACGGCAAGGGCCAAACGGCAGAGATGCTGGCAAATACTATCGTAAGCCTAGAGGGGGATGACCCCGGCATGTATTACTCTGTGCTTGACGCTTCTTGCTGGAACAGGACAGGCACTGGCCCTTCCATTGCAGAAACCCTTATTCGTAGAGGTGCTAGGTTTACTCCTTCTGATAGAAATAGAATAGCGGGTAAGCTGGAGTTGCACAGCCGGTTAAGGGTTGATGATTTTACAGGCGAGCCAAAGATAAAGATACTTTCTACGTGTACACATCTGATACGCACTCTCTCAGGACTACCTCTGTCAAAGACAAACCCTGAAGATGTAGATACGAAAGCAGATGACCACGCCTACGATGCTTTGCGATACATGTGCATGACACGCGCAAGAGGACATCTAACTATTAATTCTATGATGAATAAGATGAAAGAAGCAAAGCCTAAAGCATTTGACTCTACGTTTGGTTACTGATTATGGTTGATAGTTCAGGAAGATCATCTTTTCCAGAAAGAAAAGCAGGTGTAGGGCCGGGAAGTCAGTTGCGCCCTAACGTGACTGATTTGCCTGAAGCCGAATTAAAAAAGCTGGGCGTTAGAAATCCTATTACTATAACTGATAGGGGTGTCAGTCTTATACTAAAGATGATGCAGGAGACAGGGCTTCCTGTACAAGGGTCATTACGCCAGCTACAAAAACGTTTAGATGCTTTTAGAAAAGCAAATCCTGACAGAGCATCCGATCTAGGCAGGTACATCACTCAAGCATTTCCAGATGGTATTGAAGGCATTGAAAAAGGTCTTACTGAATCTAGAGCGTATGAGCAGTTTTTGTATGACAATGGTTTTCTCCGAGATGCTGACCCAGATTTTAAACAGCTAGATGAGAAATTTAAAAGTCTCCCTAAGAGTGGTCAAAATAGACGCTCTAGGCAGGGCAGAGAGATACTAGATATAAAAGATAGAGGCGGTGTTCCTGTTGTAGTCGGTAGGGATGAGGATGGAAGGCCCGTTGAGGATAAAAGTAGATCACGTCCTTACAAGCTTGATCTTTCTGATAAAGGCATAGAAGAAGCTAAAAAATCATCTCTTCCTGTATATGCACAGACAGAAATTACTCCTCAGATTGAAATGCAAGACAGGCAAAGAAAAGCTGTTGCGCGAAGAGAGGCAAGAGTCCCTTCTACTGTTGATACTCCAAGCATACCGGGTGGAGAGACTGTAGAGCCAAACAGAGGCGAAGTTTCACGAAAAGCAAAAGGGGCAGTGATTGTACGAAGCGATGTTAATACGTTTAAACAGGCAATGGGCAAGGCTGTTAGCAAGGGCGGTAAAGTAAATCTGTTTACAGAGATTGTAGATGAAGCCCGTAAGATCGATCCTAAAGTGTCTATGAACGCGATGCAGGACATCAAGGACTATTTGTTTTTTACAGGTCATTTAGAAGCCGATGCTGCAGTATCAGAAAAGATGGGACCATCTCGTTTGTCAGATGCTGATGTGCCAGAGTACGTTAAACCTAGTCAGAAGTATTATAAGCAAGGTTTAAAAGTGTTAGACGCTGGAGGATCAAACGAACCTTTAGTCATTAGAAAGCTGAGTGCAGAGCCTGATCCGTATGTTCAACATGTCCGTGCTAAATCAGTGCCAGAGATAACTGGCCCCCAATCCGCAACTCCTGATAGGCCCGTATCTGAAAGGACTAGCCGCCTACTAAACATCATTAAGAGTGGCGGTAGAAAAGGACTAAAAGTTCTTGTTCCCGGTGTTGGTTTAGCAGCAACAGCAATAGAGGAAGCTGCAGCAGCAACGCCTACAGCTAGATCATCTTTTTCTGAAATAGAATATGATAGAATGATGGAAGAAGCTAAAAGAGAAGAATTAATCCCCGAAGAGAGTGAAGTAAGGGGGAGAACTATGGAAGAGGTAAAAAGCAGAACCTCTTTTATGAACCAATAGCTACAGAAAGGAAAAACTATGTACGCATATGGTAAAGACTACATCATGGGTATGATGAAGAAACAGGGCGAACTAAGCCCTGCCCCGGAAGGTGCTTTGCACCGCGAAGGACTAGATCAGATGCTGGTCGGCAAGATTGACCGCGATGCTCTGAATGTTGATATGCCCCGTCCGAAAAGCAATACGGTTGACCCGGCTGTATTTCGTATGGCAGACGAAAAAGACTACTAAGTAAGGAAGTCCTATGGACGATTCACCTTTAGGCGATATCACAGCGGCTGCTTTTGTTGATGACGCTTCTACTAACGTAGTTGGCACTGTTAAGTCAAAGTTTGAAGAAGCTGAACATGGCCGTTACCAGCATGAACAGCGCTGGCTAAAAGCCTATAAAAACTTTAGAGGTATCTACGACTCAACTACTCAGTTTAGAGAGTCTGAGAACAGTAAAGTTTTTATTAAGATTACAAAGACAAAAGTTCTGGCTGCGTATGGGCAGATAATTGACGTTCTTTTTGCAAACAAGAAGTTCCCAATTGTTGTTGAGCCTAGCCCTGTGCCTGAAGGTGTAGCAGAGTTTGCACACCTTAGTAAAGTCCCTATGCCTCCACAGCAACAAGAAGAGCCTGTTGAAGACCCCTACGGTTTCCCCGGCGATGGCCGGGACATGGCACCGGGGGCTACAGAAGCTTCCCCTCTAGCCGGATTAGCCGACAAGTACGAGGGAGTTGATCTGCAGGAAGGCCCAAGTCGCATGGGCGAACCACAGATTAATCCTTCGCGTGAGACGGCGCGACACATGGAAAAGCTCATCCATGATCAGTTGCATGAGAACAATGCCACGAATATCTTGCGTCACTCCCTGTTTGAGTGCGCCCTTCTTGGCACGGGTATTGTAAAGGGACCGCTCAATGAAAGTAAAACTCTTCACCGCTGGGATAACGAAAAAAACTACAGCCCGTACAAGAAGCTTGTACCTCGGCTTGAGTCGGTTTCATGCTGGAACTTTTACCCAGACCCCACCGCTACTAACGTGGATGATTGTTCCTATGTAGTACAGCGCCACCGGCTAAACCGGTCGCAGATGCGTGACTTGATGGACAAACCATTCTTTAATGGTGAGGCCATTGCTAAATGTCTTAGTGGCGGTCCTAACTACACGGATAAATACTTTGAAGACACTATCCGTGCAGAGAGCCTAGAAGACTTAGCCGCTGTTGACAGGTACGAAGTTCTTGAGTTCTGGGGCAATCTAGACAGCGATCTTATGCGCGATATGGGCATTCCTATGGAAGTAGACGATCTTTCAGAGGTTCCTGTAAACGCATGGATATGTGGTAACGAAGTGCTACGATTAGTCCTAAATCCGTTTGTACCATATCGTATTCCTTACTTTGCAACTCCGTATGAGATTAACCCCTATCAGTTGTTTGGTATAGGCATACCAGAGAACATGGAAGACGCCCAGCTACTAATGAATGGTCATGTAAGAATGGCTATTGACAATCTTGCATTAGCTGGTAATGTAGTATTTGATGTAGATGAAGCATCCCTTGTACCCGGACAGAACTATGATATCTATCCGGGTAAAGTGTTTAGGCGGCAGTCTGGCGTTACTGGCACAGCTATTAACGCTGTTAAGTTTCCTAATACTGCTGGTGAAAACATACAAATGTATCAGGCTGCACGACAATTAGCCGATGAAGAGACAGGGCTACCTAGCATCATGCACGGTCAAACGGGTGTGTCTGGAACAGGACGTACCGCTGCGGGACTTAGCATGTTGATGGGCGGTGCTAATCTAAGCGTAAAAACAGTTATTAAAAATGTTGATGACTTTCTTCTCAAGCCGCTCGGTGAGTGCATGTTCTTTTGGAATATGCAGTTTACTGATGACCGTCCTGAGATACAGGGAGATTTGGAAATCAAGCCACAGGGAACCTCTGCAGTCATGCAGAAAGAAGTTCGCAGCCAACGCCTTACCGCGTTGCTACAAACAGTGGCAAATCCAATGCTCGCTCCGTTTATCAAGATTCCAAACCTTGTACGTGAGCTAGCCATTGCACAGGACATTGATCCTGATTTGTTGGTAAATGATATCAATGATGCACAAATCTTTGCAGAAGTATTGAGAGGATTAAATGCTCAACAAGGAAACATGCCAGACCCTGCTGCCGCTGGTCAACAATCAGGCGGCATGGGACAGTCTGGAGGACTACCTAGCGGACCTGAAGGAGCGCCATCAGGCCCTGCTGGCGGTGGAGAAATCGGACTTAGAGATGCGCTTGCTGCAGGGCAAGGTGCAGGTGGTGGACCACCTCCTATCCCTGAAGACGCAGGTTAACACGCAGCAGAAAGAATACAGCAAACGTGGCAACTAATATTGAAGAAGCACTGAGCGGCGGAAGTCTATCCGTCTCTGCTAAACCTGTAACTATGGAAGCTCTTCCTGAAGCTACCATAGATGTAGGTGGTGGTTCTCAGTCTCTTGCAATTGAAGGTCTTGGTGTAAAACGCAAGAAAGACGATCTTTCTGTAACAACATCCTCTACATCTCAGATTGCTATTCAAGACTTATTTGGTGATCTTCTTGATGAGGTAAACTTTTCTGATCCTAGCAGTGTAGATGCTTTTAGAAGTAGCGCACAGACACGCATTGATGAGATGGACCTCGACAGTGTTAATAGAGTGTTAGGAACAGCTTCTAGTGTAGCAAGCGATATTAGTACGTTAGCTAGTCCTTTTTTAGATAGAGATAGTTCACAAAACCAGTTTCAGCAAGTTTTTGGACCTCCTGCGCCTACAAGCGTAACGGATAGCGGGGGTTCTGGCGATGTTAGCACGGGATCAGCAAGCGGGTTTGATACTGAAGGAATAGGCTCTTCAAGAGATTTTGCAGATTTGTCTGCTTTGGGCGATCCTTCTTTTGCTGCCTCTGCTTTTGGTGGGGCTTTTGGCGCTCTTGGTCCGGGGGGTAGCCTTGGAAGTTTTGCTGCAGGGCAACTAGGCTCAATTGGAAGTTTATCATCAGCAGCACAGGCATTTGGTGGCTTTCAGAGCCTTCAAAATGCAGACATAAGTAACCCTGCGGGGGCGCTTGCTGCGGTAACGTCAGGTTTAAATGCGGCAAAAGGCGTTTCAGGTCTTCTTAGTCAAGCAAAGAATATACCTGATATTTTTTCAGATGTTGAGAAAACCATCTCAAAATTCGCACAGAATGCCTATAATACGCTCACAAATCCTGCATTAGCTATGGAGGCGTATGGCAGGAGCATGGCGTATGGGACACAGTTTCCCGACCTATATTCTTTTGAAACTAATCAAGGTCTTGCAACCTTTGCCTTTGACGCTAAAACAGGAGCAATTGCTACTCCCGGTTTTTTAGCTATGATGATGCCGGGACCACTAAAGGCGGCGTTCAGTCTGAGTCAACAGGCAATGAAAGAGCTTGGTTATAGTGCACAAATGCAAGCTCGAAATGCAGCGGCTATTGAGGCGTATACCGCGCCAGAATTTGAAACGCCAAACACTTCTGTTTCTGTATACTCTTCTCCTAACGCGACAGTATCTTTTGACGCAACTACAGGTGACACAAGTATCTCAGGTGCCTTTGCATCTATGGATTTAGGACAACAGGGCTATGGTCAAGTAGGTTTTGATTTAGGTGCTTTATCAGAGGCTATGGGACCAGACGGCACTGTTGGTAGCATTAGTTTTGAAGATTTTCAAAGTTCAGCTATAACAGGTATGCTTGGTCACGGACCTCTGGGGTTTGATGCTTTTAATGAAGAAGAGGCGCTGGCTGCAGATATTGCAGGACAACTTTCAGCAGCAGGACTAGGAACTAAAGCAGATATAGCAGATTATGCTGATCGTTCTGCAAGTCTATCATCTTTGTTTGGAGAAGCCTTTGGTCTTGAGATGGGTATGGACTTTAGTTCAAAAGGTATTGAATCTCTTGCTGCTGATCCTTTAGGCGGAATGGATAAACAACTGTCCAATGCTCCTCCAGCCGCATCGGGTTTAGATTTTGGTATTGCTAAAGCTGCTAGAGAAGACCCTGCTATGGCTGCGTTGTACAGCATGTACACTTCAGTGTATGTTGATATGGTGAAAGCTGAACCTTTAAGTGAAATGGCAAACGAACTTGGTATGGCAGGATCAATTCATAGTATGGCAAAGGAAGCGGAGGGCAAACAAACCCTTGCAATGATAAGGTCGCAGATTCAGGCGCAGCAAGCAGCAAGAGGTAGAGCGTATGGCCGGACTTTAGGGGGGAATACGGGAGAAGGTTATAACAGTCAATCCCCAAGCTTCGACGCTGTAAGCATGGCAGATTATGCTATGGGCATAACGGGTAAAAATACGTTTGACACTGTAAACGATGTAACTGATCAAGCTATAGCAGATCACGTAAGTGGAATAATGAACGCGTTTGGCTTTGCTTCAGTCCACGCTACGACTGAAGCAATAAACAACGAGCAATTAAGTGGTATGGATGCTGACTTATCCAGCGCAGTCGGTTTTGATCCGGCTGGTGAAATAGCAGCGGGTTATGATATAGGCTTTTCTGCAGCCGCCCAAAACGCAAGTGCTGCTATGGCTGCTTTGGGTGGGTATGGGCAGCGAAACGACCCTACAAGCGATCTCGGAGAGATGCCCGGTTATCACTCGCCCGAATTTGATCCTTTTGGGGGCGATAGTCAAGTCAGTGGTGGTTTTGGCGCTCCCGATGCTCCCGGCGCTCCCGATGCGGGGTTTGAAGGGCT